CCCCCGCGCGCGATTGTTTGGCTAGGCATAATATGCAACCTCGCGGCAGGCGGGCACTGTCAGGATTTCAGAGCCGGAGAAACGATTCAGGGCCATAAAATCGTCCAGTTCCCCATCCACGTCGGCGTAAAAGGCCGCGACAAGTTCCAGGATAGTAGCCGGCCGGTCAGTGACAACGCGGCGAACCGAACGCAAGGTAAACGCCGCCCCGTAAAGCTCCACCGCGGCCGCGGTAACGACGTCACGCAACGCCGCGTAAGCCTCACCGGTGTCCTCGACGCCGGCGGCCGGCAATGCCTCGTCCCGCCAAGCTGTGGCCACATCGAGCAGGGACACGACGCGAACCGCGGCCGCGAGCGCCTCCGGTTTGCTGGCGTAGCTGGCAACCGCGGCCGCCTCTGCGGCGCCGGCAACCGACGCCGTAACGAAAAGGTCCGCGGCCCTGGCGTCACGCGACCCGCGCACGGACCCCTCAGTGGTCAGTGATTCAACGAGTCCGGCGTAAGCGTCGAGCCTGTCCCAAATCAACGACGCCGCACGCACCGGAGCCCGCACCAATTCGATAGTCTGAAACGCCAGGGACAGCGGGTCCGCAATCAGCGTGTCGATCCCGCGGTTTACGTCGTCCAGGATATCGGAGTACGTGCGTTCAGCCGTCGCGTTGAACTCTGCCACGCTTGAAAGCGCCACGTCCGCCGTGTCAAGCAACCCCTCGTAAGCCGCCCGGAACCCGGCGCGGCCGGTGGCTGTCTCCAGGTCCGCCTCGCTAAACGTCTCCGCCGCCGCTTCCGCATACCGGGCGCGGGAGGTTACGACACTGTCCACGCCCCGGCCGGCGTCCGGGGACAGGTCCACGAGGGACTCCAGGAACGTAACCTGTACTATCGCCTGATTCGCCGCCGTCTTGAGCGGATCCGTCCGCTTAACGTCCCCCGTGGGTACGACGTTGGCCACACCATAAAGTGGGTGATTCAGCCGGCCAACGCCCGGTTCGAAAACGGCCGCCTCGAACGCATACGCGTCCAGGTCGCAATCGGGCCCCGAAAAAATCGCCCGGATCGGGAACCGGCGCGCACCGCTGCCCATATCCTGGACGAAAGCCCCGGACACGCCCGGGAACTCATAGGCAACCGTCCGGCGCTGCCCGACCTTCTCGACGTCTTCGAAAAGAAACGAAACCGTCACGCCCGCGGGCGACGTGTAACTTGCGGGTTGGAGCCTATCAAGCCACGACATTCCTAAAACTCCCAAGAATCTTTAAGCCGAATTTTCGTGTTCTCCAACGTGTTCGGCCCGATTTCCGCCCGGCCCGTTTCGTCCCGGATGATAACTTCCGCCTCGCCAAGCGGACGCGCGCGCATATCAACCGGGCCTATAAACCCGGGGGCGCCTTCTTCCGGGGCTCCCGTGTAAAGCTCGGAGTCCGGGACCATGCGGCTACTGACACCGTAGGGGGTGGGAACAGTATACGCCTCTTTGGTGAACGTCATAACGCCGCCCGCCGGCCCAGCCCCAGCCAACGCCAGGGGCCCGGTGTTCATGCCCAAGAAGTCCCCAACGGCGTTTACCGCGTCGGATATCTTGCTAGTGACCGGGTCGAGCTTGTCGAACAAGTCGAATTTCCACGCCAGCGCGCCAAGGGCCGCGCTCAAAGCCAACACGAGGCCGATCATAATGCCGATGGGTCCCGCGGCGACAACGAAATTGAACGCGGCAACCGCGGCCGTCACAACCTTCACCGCCGTAACCAAAGCGAAAACCGCGGCCGTCACCTTGCCAAGCGTAACGCCCTTGGCTACGATGCCGTCCAGGTTGTTCATGACGTACAGAAGCCCGCCGCCGGCCTTATCGGCAATTAGCCGTTCGTTGGCCCGGATCCAATCGGTGGTCCTCTGGACGGCTTCCCGAAGCGGCCCGTTATTCATGCTCGCCACCGATATTTTCACAGACTCGACGGCACTGTTGAGCCCTTTCAAGTCGCCCATAAGCGTGTCCCGGATAGCGGCGGCCAGAGTCTTATTTGCGCCCTCGCTCGCGGCCAACTCGTCACGGAAGGCGCGCAACTGGTCGCCCCCGGCGGCCAACAAAACAGACGCGCCGGCGATGGCCTTTTTTCCGAAAATGACGTCAAGCGCCTTAGCCCTGTCCGCGGAACCCAGCTTATCGAGGCCGGCGTTTAACTCGTCGATGATGCCAAAAAGGTTCATCATGTCACCGGTGGTCTTGTCCCGAACCGTGACGCCAAGCCGGCGCAGAGTCTTCTCCGCCTCCGGCGTCGCGGCAGTCAAACGAAGCATGAAGTTACGAAGCGCCGTCCCCGCCTCCGTGGCCTTGATAGTGGAATTTGCCAGCGTGCCGGCCATGGCGGTAAACATTTCCACGTCACGGCCCACCGCGGCCATCACAGGGCCGCCCTTCCCGACGGCCTAGAACAACTGCGCCACTGACATATTTGATCGGTTGGTGGCCATGGCGAAGACGTCCGCCACCCGCGTTAAATTCTTCTGTAGCTGCGCCGGGTCTTTCGTCAGAAGCCGGAACGCTCCCAGCGAATCGGTGGCCACGTCGGAAGCGTCGGCGAGTTCCATTTCCGCAGAAGTCGCCAAATCAATCAGGGTGGGCAGGGACGAAATAGCGCCTTGCGCCTCAAAGCCAGCCATGGCCAGATACTTCAAAGCGTTGGCGCCGTCGCTTGCGGTAAACTCGGTTGTCCGGCCAGCCTTCCGCGCCGCCTCGTCCAACGCGTTGAATTCCTCGGTTCCTTGACGGATCATCCCCGGGAACCGGGCGGCCGCACTAACCAGACTTTGCTCATAGCCGGCCCCAGTTCGGATGGCGTCGCCATACGCGGCGGAAAGGGCGCCGACGGCCACGGCGCCGACCATGGCCCCCCGCTTGATGCCGGCGCCCATCCTGTTCATGCGCTGGTTTATCCGGTCAAGGCGGCGCTCGGTGTTGCGCGCCATCCTGGCCACGCCCCGACCCATACGCCCGACCGGACCGGTCACGCGGTCAACGGCCTTAAAAACTGACTCGATGGTGAATTTTTGCTTTCCAGCCATCGCCTAGCCTTTCGTCCGCTTGCGTAACTGCGGCCGCAACCCGTCGTAAAAAAACTGTATCTCGCTCGAGGTCATCGTCCGCACGTCAGGCAACCCGCTATAATCCGCGCAAATTTGCCGGATCATTTCGCTATAAATGACCGGCCGCGTGTTTCCGCCGCGGGGGTGCCGGTAGTCCACACCCCCGCGCACGACGGACGCGGAAACTAGGCCAAAAAAAGCGAGACCACCGCCGCGCACGGCGTCAGGTCGCGCCGCTTCATGTTAGCGAAACGTTTCGCGGGTTCCTTCGTGACTGCCTCCAGGAACGCGAAAGTTCGCGCGAAACCCTGGCCGGCCTTCTTCCGGTCCATGGCCATAAAATCCGCCCCGGTGGGCTCGTTGAAAATGATCGTTTCGCCCTCGGACGGATCGAACGAAAGCCGCCCGTCGTCCTCGACACGCATCCGCCCGCGGACGATCTCCCGGACGATGACGGCCCGCGCGCCTTCGTACTCGGCGGCAATCTCGCCGTCGTCTTTGCCCGGCGCGACGATATCCATTTCTTCCGCGAACCTGTCGAAATCAGCCTCGGCAAGCTGCTTGGTAACCTTTTCGGTGCTCATACCAAAAACCCCCAACGGTTTGGTTGTTGGAGCGAACCGCGGCCGGCGTTGCCGGCGTCCGGTGGGGGTCCGCACGGTTCGCAAAGTCCCCCAAACTGGCGCTTACTGTTTCGTAAGCTCGCCCGGGCCGGCCAGGGAAATCGAAGCCGTAGCGGCCTGACTGCTGGCCTGGAAATCGCCCACGATCTGCGCACGGCCCTGATAGGTCACGCCAGAAACGTAGGTGACCGCCACGGGGAAGAAGTCCGGCCGGTCAGCCAGGGCCTTGAGGTACTCGTGGTCCCCGCGGGAATCATCGATTTCCACGGTGACGCCCTCCAGGAGAAGCGCCGCGCGCGTCTTGATCAGGCGCGCCGTGCCGTCCCCGTTGGGCTGTACCTCGTTCTGAAAACCGCCCAAATTCCTTTGAGCTTCGGCGTCCGCCGGGACGGAAAAAATCCTCCCGTCCAGGGTCACGCTTTCAATACTGCCACCGATAGCGGGCATGGTGTGCCCCCCTTTCTATCCGAAGTAAAAACCGAAGTCCAGGGTCGCGGATACCACGTTAGTGTTGCCGCTCAACTGGACGAGGGTGTACAGGTTCAGGCGCTTGGGGTTGGACTCGTCGATTTCCGCGGACGTGTTGGCCTTGGCCGTCTTGGGGTCGCTAATGATAGCGTCCAGCCCCAACTGGTCCAGCATGGCGCACGCCGCGGCCACCGCCGCCTTGGGCTGTTTCGCGGACCGGTTGACAGTAGGCTGGTCGTCCGGAATCAGGGGCGCCCCGCGCCAGTCGGGAGCCGCGAAAATCACGCTCAGGTTATAAAGGACCTGCATGAGCTTCACGATGTCCACGACGTAGCGATAGGCGGGGTTCGGGTCACCGTCCGGGTGGTAGCACGTGACGGTGTCGCCCATGGTCAGCACGCCCGACACCAGACCCGACGTGGACAGACCGGCCTTAACGGCCAACTCCCGATCCGCGTAGGCCCACTGTTCGCCATCGGTTCCGACGTCCACGCCGGTAACCATCTGGCCGGCGTAGTCGAAGGGCGGGTTATTGGCCGCCAAGACGGCGATACGTGCCACCATACGCGCGGCGATGGCCGCCGGGAACGTCTCGGACCCGGGGGCCGTCAAAACCGAATTGACGTAGTCCGTCTTACGGGCGTCGGTGATGGCGGCAGCGGTCGCAACGTCCGTTTCCGCCGTGGCGGTGAAGACAACGCACGGCCGGCGGACAGTGGCGCCCCACCGGCCAACGCCGAAGGTCTGGAACGCGTCCAGGGTGGTGTCGTCGCCCAGGTCCATGCAGTTGACCACGAGGGTCTCCCACACGTCACCCACGAGCGCCAGGGCCGGGGTAACGTCCGGGTTGTTGCTGCCGCCGGTGGGCTGGGTGACGGCGAACGTCACGCCGGTGTCCGCGTAGCTGGAGCCCTCGACGGACACGACGACGCCGTTACCGCTGGCGCCCTCCCACTTGACACCGATTCCGACCTCGGTACTGTCGTCAGTGGCCGTCACGGGAAGGGCCACCGTCGCGTTGATGGCCGCGGTGATGGCGTCGCAGATATCCGCGACGGTGTCGCCGGCGGCAACGTTGAACGGCTCGCTCAGAATGCCGGCCACACGCACCCGGTAGCTACCGGCGCCGGTGGCGGATCCGCTCGGGGTGATGTCGCCAGCGGCGGCCACGCCGGAAGCATGATCCGCCAGCGGGTACACCGTCACAGGGATGACGCCCACGCCGTCACCGTTGGCCGGCAAAAGCTGGCTGGCGGCCATATGGACGGGCGAGCCGAAACCGAAAGTTTCGCCGGCCTGCTGCGCGCTGGTGACCTGCACCTTGGCGCTGGGGTACGTGCTGGCCGTGTTGCCCTGGCCAACAATCGCCACACGCTGCGGGAGGAAAAGCGTATTGTCCCCCCGCAGGTCACGCGCGCGCGTCTCGATGCCCAGGACACTGGACACGGCGGCGGCGTCGATGGCGCTGGAAATTCTCATTTCTTTGCCTTCCGTTTAGGTTTGATCGAACGAGGCCGCAAGGTAAAGCTGGCCGTCGCTGTTGCGGTGTACGTCAGCCGCCACCACTTCGAGAACCTCGCCGCCGAATTGCGGAGACGTCTCGGGGAATTCTACCGCAAGGGTGACCCTCGCGCCAATAACGTTGTTGGCCGGGGTTCCGTCTCCGCCCTGCGGCTGGTAGACTTTCACGGACTCTATCCAACGACGTTCAACCAACCCCCGCAGGGATAAGTAAACGTAGTCACTCGACATTAAGATATTGCGCACGAGCCGCAGAACGCGATGGAGCGCAAGCGCCGCCGCCCGGTCCCCGGCCACGTGGCCGTCAAGAGTAGCGACGTCCGTGGCGGATGCGTAGCAATCGACGTTAAAAATAGCCTCCGCCGTCTGTCTCTCCACCGCATTACCGCGCGCCAAAGAAAACGCGCTGCCGTCATACCACACGTTGACTATGGGGACGTGGTCCCTCGCCAAATCGGAAGCAAGATAACGCTCCCATGGGTTGCTACGCTCTTCGAAGACGTCGAACCGCCAAAGCTCGGGGTCCTTGCCGGCACTGGCGGCCGCGGCCCGCTGGCCGGCCTCTTCGACGGCCAGAATGTTAGCCACGGACGCGCGGACGATCTCGAAGTTGTCGAGCTTGTCAATCAGGTCAAGCACCATCCCGGTACCCTCCCAGCACGCACGTAAGAAGCCCCATCCCCCGATCAGGGAACGACTCTTTTACGGCAAACTTTTGCGCGTTTCCTTCCAGGTCCTCGAAGCTGATAAGCCACGGTTTTGAGGACTCGCTCGCAATGGCGCGGGGCAAACCCTCGCCACCAAAGGCGGCCGCCGTCAACGATGAAATGCGCAACGACACCGACACGGTGCGGCCGGCCACAAGCTGGCCCGTCTCCGGGTCAATAGCCGTTGCGATATCGTTGGTGACGCCAACCAGCGGCACAACGACGCCTTGCGGAGAGGTAACCGTAACCGGCCAACCGCCCAACGTCGTATCCTCGACGATGCGCGCCAAATCACTCTCCGCAAGACGTCGCAGGTTCATGACTACTTACCGCCGCCGACGATATGCCCGGACTTCAGGAAACGCTCGAACGCTCCACCCGGCAAATCCTCGGGGAGGATTTCGGCGCCATCGGCCAGGATACCGCGCCCCGTGGCGATGGCCTTACCCGCGGCCACGCGGAAACCGGGCTCGGGCTCGGGCTCGGTGGGCGCGGTCAGGGCGTCCATGACGGCGTCTTTCGCCTCGATGACCCTCGCAAAAAGATCGTCCGCCTTCTTGACGGCCTCGCCGCCTTCGAGTTCTTCCAGGGCGGCGAACGCCTCGCCGGCCTCGCCGGCCGCGGCCGCGGCCAGTTCGTTACCTTCGGCGCCCTCCATCGCCGTGGCGATCTCTTCCATGTACTCGCGGCCCAACCTGATAGCGTCCGCGACGTGATTCTTCTTCTCGCTCATTTCATCTACTCCATTTCGAAAAGAAACGAGGGCGGGCGCGCCGCCCGCCCTCGTCAGTTAACACCCTCGCCAGCGATTAGGCCGGGCGCGTTTCCAGACAACCGAACGAGTCGATGTCCGTCGGGATCAGCAGCGGACGAGCCGCCACGCCGGCCACGAGATTCTCCCCGTCCTCGGTGATCCACGCATTGACGAAAAGATCCATTCCGCCGCTGGTGTTGATCATCCGCCGGGGCAGATCGGGAATGGCCCGGGCCCGACCGAAAATGTCGCCCAGGTTGGGCACGCCGCCGAAGACGGCATCCAGGCGGCCGTCAGCCTGCACAACCACCTTGGTGTCGTCCAGGTACTTGACCTTGGTACCGGTCTGCGGGTCGATGTACCGGGCGCCATACGTCCAGATATCCAGCTTGTACGTGCCGATCTCGACGGTCCCGCGGTACTGGCCACCCTCGACGCCCTCGCGCATGGGGTACAGGGCCCCCAGGTTCGCGCGGCGCCCGTCGAAACGTTCCTTCACATCATCCGCCTTGATGAAGTCTTCGAACGCGGTTTCACCCATCAGCAGACGCTTGGGGTTGCGCAACCCGTTGTTGCGGATGGCGTCGCACAGACTCGCAACGTGTCCGATCATCTGATTGCCGGTAGCCGTCGCCCAACTGGTGCCGGCATCGGGGAAATGCGCGGTCTTCCCGCCGAAGTCCAGGGCGAAAACGTCCACGCCGTTGGAGTCCTTGAGCGTGAGTTCCGCGGTCTGCAAGACCTGCGACGCCTGCACTTCCAAGGAGCG